AAAAAGGGAAAATTCCCAACTGGTACTGCTGAAAAAAGAAGGAGAGCATATAAAAATAGACATCAAAAAGATAGAACCATTCGTGGTAGCAATGGATGGTACGCTGATAAACTTTTATGGTAAATACTATGAATATAACAAGACAAAACATCGAAAAAGCAATGAAGGCAAAAGGTTTTGCCTACTTTGAAAACGGAGAATTTAATGTTAACATTATAGGTATCCGAAATGGCTCAACTGGAAAAAGAGTAACCAATCAATTTGATGATTGGATGACGCTTTCTTATAAAGTAAATGGTGAATGGAAATTTGCTATTTGGAATTGTACCGTCGATAACGGAGATGGCTCTGCAAGACTTGTAGAAGGTCAATATAGAGGTAGTTTCACTATTGGTAAACATCAGGGTAAATATGATGCTTTAAAGCAATGTAAACCATTGAAAGTATATCGTGACTGGAACTTAAAAGATGGTACTTACGATGAGAGTAAGATTTACAACGATGTCGCTGGATTAAACATTCACAAGGCAGGTGCGGATAGCATAAATGTAAATAACTGGTCAGAAGGGTGTCAAGTATTCAAAAGAGAAAAAGAATTTTTGGCATTTATGGAAATCATTTTCAAAGCGGAAAAAATCCATGGGAAATTTTTTACCTATACTTTGATTAACTCGAACGATTTAGACCAAACTTCTAAATTAGATTAATATGGCAACTGTTAAAAAACCAACGGCACTACCAGTTTCGTTTGAACAATTCAAAAAGAACCCCGTAGCCGCGGTTGCATTTTGCATGTTAGCCGCGGTGAGTTATTTGTATTTAGACTTAAAATCTGGATATAAAGACCAAATAGAAAACCTTAACAAAAAATTAGATTTGTACGATGCAAAAGTTGACAAAATGAACTACGCTCTTAAAAGGAGTGATTCAACTCTCGCTTCTGCAATTACTGAATTACGAATCATAACCACAGTGAAAAAATTATGAAAAAAGAACTTATTATTTTAATGTTGGCAATTATCGCATTAGATAATATCATGCCACTCCAAGCGATACAACAAAAGCCAATAGACGATGTAGAAGCGATGCTAAAAAACATTGAAAACAAGTTGAAAATGGCATCACAAGTTACTTCAGTTGCAAAATCTGCTGGTGAAAAATTAGTAACTGCTAAAGTTCAAGAAAAAGCAGATTTAAAACAGGCAGTTGAAGATGCAAAAGCAGAGGTTTCTAATTTGAAAAAGCAAAACGATGTATTTGCTAATAAAATGTTAGAAGCAGGAATTGATACTTCGCAAAAAGTAGACAATTTTCAGTTTTACGGTCCTTTGTGGGACGAGTACCAATTGTACATCAAGGATGGCGGAACATCCGATTTTGAATATTATAGACTTTATAAAAAATAAAATATGAATTTAGACTCTTTTTCAAGAAATAGTCGCTCATTGGTAGCGTTTTTCATCATCATTTGTGGATTTGGAATTCTATTCTCAATCATTTTTTGGGACTTTCCATCAGACCAAAAAGACATTTATTACTCAATTGCAGGCGTAGTCGGTACTTTACTTGGATTAGTAGTTTCGTATTATTTTGGAGCAAGTAAAACAGAAACAAATCATGAATCAAATAATTCAAATACTAATAAATAAGATACGACCTTTGTGTAATCCATCTAATTTGAAAAAATTTATTAATTTTGTTTTAAGTAAAAAAAAGAATCATGAATAACAAAATGAATTTCGGAACTGCAATCATTGGTTTAGCAATCACTTTGGGCACTATCTATGTAGTTGCTTACGTTGCTGGCAAAGGATGGGAAAAAGGAAGTAAATAATGAAGAAAGTTTTTGAGGAAATATTGAATGCCTCAAAAGGGGAATATGGTGCTGGTGTTTTGTACGCTGGTGCGGTAGGACTTATACTTTCGGATATAATTCCGACACCTGCGAATGCTATTTACTATTACACCGAAAAAAGACTTCGCGAGAAATGGAAAAATGGCGAAATAACTCCAGAAAAGTATTGGAAGAAAACTGCAATGGCACATTATCTTTATAGTCCAATGTGGTGGATTTTGGTACTTGCAGTCATTTACAATGTCGAAGGAGATTTGGTTAAAAAAGCCAAAATAGGTTTAGCAGTGACTGGTGCTGGTGCATTAGTTGGAATAATTTATAAAACACGTTCTCAGGACATTAATCAAATAAGGGAAGAGGTTTTAGCAACTCAAGAGCCAAAAGTAGAGTTTGCTGGAACTGAAAAGCCAAATTTAAAAGACCACATGAAATCGGGTCAATATAGACAAGTGATTAGAAGGGGTCAACACATAAAATTCGTATAGTATGGAAAACACACAAAATACAGGAGCGCCATCCACACCAAATTTATCGGCATCCGTAAATGCTACAAAATTATCAAATTCAGCGACTGTTGGAGATGCACTTGAATCTCCCCCGAACATGGAAAGCGGAGAATCTGCATCTACCCAATCAAGTTCAAATGGTATTGATTTGGCTCAATGGATAACAATAGGACTTGTAGCCTTGACAGTTGTTTCTTTAATTACTCAGATAGTGGTGAATAGAAGAACTTTAGTCAAATTAAATGAAGAGGATAAGCAACTGAGAGAGGACGTGACCGAGTTAAAGTTAGAATTTAAAAACTTTAAAGAAAGTCAAACACCAACTCGCCGCGCCGCCTAATTAAAAACAAATGGAAAAGTGGTTAGATAATGTCACCTACGGGAATCCAGTAGACAAACTATTGCCTTTTATGAGAGCAGGGGTTTATGACTTCCTGTTGCCAGAATTGAAGCAATATCCTTTTCCAAGCAATTCTTGTGAAATGACACAAGACGAACTACGCATGCTTATTGAGTTACAAAACTCTGAAGAGCAAAAAAATACAACGATTACCAGTAGATATTTGGACTATGACAATGACATCGCAACCATATTCAAGTCATTTTGTAAAAAAAGATTAAACCAAGACTATGATGAAGAAATTGATGAGTTGATACAAGATTTAGCGGTGTTAATTACCAAGTTAAAATTTGCTTATCAGCGACCAAGACCTTTTCAAATAGCACAATATTATAAAGCAAGATTATTCCCAGTATTATCACTGGTTGCAATATCTCCTTCCTATCCCAGTGGTCACACCATTGAGGCAAAAGTAATGGCAGAACTTATAGGAAGTAGACATCCAGACCAGTACGAGTTTTTATCTCGATTAGCAGACGACATCGCCCAAAGTAGATTGTTTTTAGGACTCCATTTCCCAAGTGATAATGACTTTGGATTAATGGTAGCAAAAGCAGTTTATACATCCAAACAATTTACAACGAAATATGGACTATGAATTCAATCTAATACCAATAGGTAAGCCCAGAATGACGCAACGGGATAAGTGGTTAAATCCACCACGTCCCGAAATATTAAAATATCGTCTTTCTCGACACGCGATTCAAGATTATGCAATGATGGAAGGTTTCGTTTTAGGCGAAATTTTAGAAGGTACTTTTATATTGCCTATGCCCAAATCATGGAGCAAAAAGAAACAAAAATTGATGGATGGTAAACCGCATTTAAATAAACCAGATTTGGATAATATTATTAAATTCGTACAAGATTCATTAAAACCAGAAGGCGACCAAATGATTCACACCATAGTGGCAAACAAAATATGGGGTGAAGAAGGTAAAATCATACTTAGACAACATGAAAAAACAACAACAGACTCATCGACAAATACAGGCTCTATTTAGTGTTTTATCGGATTCACTGAATGACATAGGTGTAATTCAAACCATAAACATTATTAATAAAGGCAGAAAATCAACTCTTATGCAAAGCGATATTCATTTGACTGCTCAGGCGGTTTCTGAATGTTTTGCTATTCCAATAACAGTCCTATTTGGTAAAAGTAGAAAGTATCCCAGAAAATATGCTTTTGCAATTTGGGTTTACATTTGCTATTCGGATTGTAATTATAGTTTAAAAGACTTGAGTGACTATTTACATTGTAGTATGTCAACAATTTCAAAAGCAAAGATTTTCATGGAAAACTATCCTGAAGACTCGGCATTTAATCAAAAAATACACGAAAAACTGGCTCAAACCAGAGAACGACTTAAACAAATCACCACAACTAACACCTTATAAATATTTCACAAATGGCAGACAATAATCCACCAGTAGGATTCGGAATTGAATCTCAAAACAACGAATCTTTCTCTCCTTTAATGGAGAGCGTTAACCAAAAATCATACACTCGTCCGAACGTAGAGGTTTCGGATGCAACTCCTATTGAAGAACCTGTAATTGTTCCACCATCATTTGAGCAATTAGAAAGTGGTTTTCAAGCGAGTATGAATGAAAATGAAGTACCTGCTGACGATAGG